CGATGAAATGAATTCTTTCGCGCGACTGATCAGAAACGCGGTATCGCCATCTTCGCTCTTGATCGCCCAGGGCCGGGGCGCAGGTGCGCCATCCTCCCAATCGGGGCCGGGCGCGCGCAGCGAGAGCAGCTCCATCTCGCGCTTCACGTCAGCCGGATAACCCTTGGCCAGAAGATCGGCCTGCCATGGCCCCGTCTTCTCCATGCCGGCAAAAGCAATCTCGTCGAGACCCGGCAGCACGCCCTCATAAGTGAAAAGGCGCGGATCACTGCGCGCAAGCCCGCGCGGATCCGGCGTCTGGTCAGTATAGCCGATCAGCGCGGGGCGATAACCCGCCTTGCGCATCTCCAGCGCCCAATTGGTGTGCCGCTGATCGAGCGGCGTGCCATTCATCGCCACGCGATGATTATGGAGGTAGAGCCCCGTATGCAGCGACGCGCGCGACGGCGCGCACGGCGCCGCATTGGCAAAGTGATTGACGAAGGCAACACCGTCACGCGCCAGTGCATCAAGATGCGGCGTGCGCACATGGGGATGCCCGCGCAGCGACAGGCACTCGCCGCGCCATTGGTCAACCGTGATGAAAAGAATGTTGCGAACCGCCCCCATGCGCAGAGCTTATCCCCGCGCGATGACGGAAAAAAGATGGAAGGCGCTCTTGACGGGCGCGCGCTCGCGCCTATCTGCAAGCACATCTGAATTCGTGTGCCCAAACGGGCGAGCGTGAAGTTGAAGCAGTCTGGAAATTGCAAAGGGCGGGCGGATCATTCCGCGCCGCCCTTTTCATTTGCGCGAGCCGGGCAGAGCAGGGTGGATGGCCGCAGAGGAGAAGGCTGATGCCGGCAAGCGCAAGCAGCCGGTCAGCAAGGGGCGCAAGCTTGCGCCCGCCGATCTGGCAGCCCTTGGCTCCGCCTATGCCGCCCATCACGGCAAGCTTGAGGAACTCGCAGCGCTCTGGGGCATCGATCTTGCCACGCTGGAGGCGCTTGCACGCACGCATCAATGGCAGCGCACACCGTTCCGCCGCAAGCTGAAGGAGGATGAGAATGAGGAAGCACGGCACATGGCCCATCGTATTCTGAAGGCGCTGGAACAGCAGCTGAGCGACATCGAGCATCGCATGCAGCGCCGCGCCGGTGGCAAATCCGCAGGTCGCGCGACATCAGCCGAGCATGAGCGCGATGCGCGTACGCTGGCGTCGCTGACCCGCACGCTGGAGAGCCTGACCGAGTTTACCGAGAGCCGCCAGAAGAAGGTCACCGCGCATGACGCGCCGCACGATGTCCGCGCGGAGCTGGAGCGCCGCCTTTCTCGCCTCGCTGGAGACGCAAAGCCGAAGCGCGTTCCTTGACGGCCTGACACCGGAAGAACTGGCCTTTCTTCAATGCGACTGGCGCTTCTGGGCGCGCGATGACCAATTGCCGCCCGAGGGTGACTGGTCCGTCTGGTTGGTGCTGGGCGGACGCGGCAGCGGCAAGACCCGCACTGGCGCCGAATGGATTCTGGAGGAAGTGCGATCAGGCCGCGCCCGATCACTGGCGCTGATCGGCGAAACACTGGCCGATGCCCGCGACGTGATGGTTGAAGGCGAAAGCGGACTGATCGCCTGCGCGACGGCAGGGGAGCGGCCACGCTATCTTCCCTCCAAGCGGCGTGTGGAGTGGCCGAATGGCGCGCGTGCCCTGCTGTTTTCGGCAACCGACCCGGACAGCCTTCGCGGACCGCAGTTTGATGCCGCCTGGGGTGATGAGTTTGCCAAGTGGAATGAACCGCAAGCGGCGTTCGACATGGTGCAGATGGGACTGCGGCGCGGCAAGAACCCGCGAATGGTTCTCACCACAACACCGCGCCCGATCACTGCGCTAAAGGCGTTGATGACTGACAGGATGACAGCAATGTCGCGCTCTGCGACGTCGATGAATGCTGCAAACCTCGCGCCCGCCTTCATCGCGCGGATGGAGGACCGCTATGCCGGTACGCGGCTTGGCCGCCAGGAATTGATGGGCGAGCTGATCGCCGATGTGAAGGGCGCGCTTTTCACGCATAGCATGCTGGAAACCTGTCGCACCAGATCAGTGCCGGATTTGACGCGCATTGTGATTGGTGTTGATCCGCCAGTGACTGCCGGACCAAACGCGGACGCCTGCGGGATCGTTGTGGCCGGCAAGGATGCTGATGGCCGCGCTATTGTGGTAGCCGATGGCTCGCTTGAAAACGCAGCGCCCCATGAATGGGCGGCGCGCGTGGCACATCTGTTTGCGGCGCACGCGGCGGACCTCGTTGTGGCTGAAACCAATCAGGGTGGCGATCTGGTGGAAGCAAATCTGCGCGCCGCTGCCCCGCATCTGCCGGTGCGCAAGGTGCGGGCAACGCGCGGCAAGCACGTTCGGGCGGAGCCCATTGCTGCCCTCTATGCGCAAGGACGCGTCAGGCATCTGGGCGTGCTCGCCGCGCTTGAAGACGAGATGTGCGCGTTTGTGCCGGGCGAACGCGGCAAGAGCCCCGACCGGATGGATGCGCTCGTCTGGGCGCTGACGGAACTGATGCTGGATGGCGAGGCGGGATCACCCCGCGTACGGCCCCTTTGAGAGCAGGCTGAGACGATGCTGGAACGTATAAGAGCACTTCTGACGCCGCGGGCTTCAATACACGCGGCGCCAGAGGCAAAGGAGTCACGCGCCGCCAACGTGATTGCCTTTTTCTCGCAAGGCCGCCCGCAATGGTCGCCGCGCGACTATGCTGCACTCGCCCGCGAGGCCTATCAGGGAAATGCCATCGCCTTCCGGGCGGTGCGCATGATCGCTGAGGCCGCCGCCAGCGTGCCGCTGACGCCCTTCGAGGGCGAACACGAAATCGTGGGCAGCACGGTTGTTGACGTGCTGATGAACCCCAACCCGCTGCAATCACATCGCAGCCTGATGGAGGCGATGTTTGTCAACCTGCTGATTGCGGGCAACGCCTATGTCGAGGCGGTGGGTGCAGGTGGAACGCTGCGTGAGCTCTATGCGTTGCGCCCCGACCGCATGCGCGTTGTGCCGGGCGCCAATGGCTGGCCGGAGGCGCATGTCTATTCCTGCGACGGCCGCGATGTGCGCTTTCACCGCGATCCGGCCGCGCCGCCGCCGATCCTGCACCTGAAGTTCCATCATCCGCTGAACGATCACTATGGCTTGAGCCCGCTGGAGGCGGCGGCCCGCGCCATCGACCTGCACAATGAGGGAGCGGCGTGGAACAAGGCGCTTCTGGAGAACGCCGCACGGCCCAGCGGCGCGCTCACCTATGGCACGGGCGACCGCGCGCAGCATCTCTCCGAAGATCAGTTCGCGCGCCTGAAAGCAGAGCTGGAGGATGCCTTTCAGGGCGCGCGCAATGCGGGCCGCCCGATGCTGCTGGAGGGATGTCTTTCCTGGCAGAAGCTCTCCTTCTCGCCGGAGGAGCTGGATTTCCTTGAGGGCCGCAACCACGCGGCGCGCGAGATTGCGCTGGCGATTGGCGTGCCGCCCATGTTGCTGGGCATTCCCGGCGACGCGACCTACGCCAATTACGGTCAAGCCAACATGGCGTTCTGGCGTCAGACGGTGTTGCCGCTGGTGGTGCGCACGGCTGATGAGCTGGCGCGCTTTCTCTCGCAATGGGCTGGCGTGCGCATCATGCTCAGGCCTGACATCGACGCCGTTGAGGCGCTGTCGGGTGAGCGCGAAGCGCTGTGGGCCCGCGTGAATGCCGCCAACTTCCTGACCTTGAACGAGAAGCGCGTCGCCACCGGCTATGGAACCCTGCCGGGGGGCGATGTGCTTTGAGTGCGGAGGATATGATGCCCTTTTCGCTGGAGAAGCGGATACCGCTGGCGCTTGTCGCCGCCATTCTGTTGCAGACCGGCGGCGCATTGATCTGGGCGGGCGCTGCCAGTCAGCGGCTGACATCGCTGGAGCAGATGAACGTCGACAAGCCGCTGACGCTCGACCGCATCACGCGGCTGGAAGAGCAATCAGGCTTCGTGCGTGACTCGCTGATCCGGATTGAAGCGCGGCTCGACCGCCTCCTGGAAGCTACCGAAGAAGCGCGTGAAGCAGGTCACCGCCACCCATGATCGCAGGCTATGCCGCCCTGTTTGGCGTACCGGATGCGGGCCGTGACATCATTCTGCCCGGCGCCTTCCGCCGCTCGCTGCGCGAACTGCGCGGACGGCCGCTGCGCATGCTGTGGCAGCACGACACGCGCGAACCAATCGGGCTCTGGACGGAGTTGAAAGAGGACGCCCGCGGCCTTTTCGTGCGCGGCCAGATTGCCACGGGCGTGCAGCGCGCTGGCGAGGCGCTGGCCCTGGTGCGCCAGGGCGCGGTGGATGGCCTCTCCATCGGCTTCAAGACCGTCCGGGGACGGACGGACAGGAATACGGGTCTTCGCACGCTGACGGACGTTGACCTGTGGGAAGTCTCGGTTGTCACCTTTCCGATGATCGCAGGGGCGCGGGTCATTTCCGTCAGCTGATTTTCAATCCCAAGGAGCAGGCAATGAGACTGAATGATCTGGGCGCAGCAGGCGCACCGGAAATGAAGGCGCTTGAGACGAAGGCGCTCTCGCGCGACAGCGATGCGCGCGCAGGCCACAGCGAACTGATGGCCGCGTTCGAGGCATTCCGCGAAGCCAATGACGCGCGTCTCGACGAGCTGGAGCGCAAGCAGACGGCCGATGTGCTGACCGAAGAAAAGGTCGCTCGTATCAACCGTGCGCTGCCCGAGCAGAAGGCGGCGCTCGACTCTCTTGCTGTCGAAATCCGCCGTCCGGCCTTTGGCGCCAGCCCCCGCGAAGGGAACGACTTTGCGTCACGTGAACGCAAGGGGGCCTTTGAACGCTATGTGCGGCGCGGCGAAACGCATGAGCTGGCGCGCCTGGAAATGAAGGCGCTGTCGGCCGGTTCTGATCCTGATGGCGGCTATCTCGTTCCGGCCGAAACGGAAGCAGCCATTGACCGCACGCTTTCGGCGATCTCGCCCATCCGCGCGATTTCGCGGGTACGCCAGATCGGCGCCAATGTGCTCAAGAAGCCGGTATCGAATGGCGGCTTTGATGCGGGCTGGGTTGGCGAAACCGCTGCGCGTCCGCAGACAGCCAGCGCCCAGTTTCATCTTCTCGAATTCCCGGCGATGGAACTCTATGCGATGCCGGCCGCAACCCAGACGCTGCTCGACGATGCCTATGTCAACATCGAGCAGTGGCTGGCGGAGGAGGTGCAGTCCGAATTCGCCCAGCAGGAGGGCGTTGCCTTTGTTTCCGGTGACGGCACGAACAAGCCGAAGGGATTTCTCTCCTATACCAAAGTCGCCAATGCGAGCTGGGTGTGGGGCCAGACGGGATTCATTCTTTCCGGTGCCGCAGGCGGCTTTGCGGCCTCCAATCCCTCGGACCGGCTGATCGATCTCATCTATTCGGCCAGGCAGGCCTATCGCGCGCGCGGCCGCTTTGTGATGAACCGCAATACCGAGGCCGCCATCCGCAAGTTCAAGGACGCTGATGGCAATTATCTGTGGCAGCCGGGCGCATCAGCCGGGTCGCCCGCGACGCTGGCCGGCTATCCCGTGACCGAAGCCGACGACATGCCAGACATCGCCGCTGACAGCTTCTCGATTGCCTTTGGTGATTTCGAGCGCGGCTATCTGGTGGTGGACCGCGCGGGCGTGCGCATCCTGCGCGATCCCTACAGCGCCAAGCCCTATGTGCTCTTCTACATGACCAAACGTGTGGGTGGCGGCATCCAGGACTTTGACGCCATCAAGCTGATGAAGTTCGCAGCGTCGTGACCGCAAGCGTCGCCGAACTGCCGCCGCTGCCGGTTCTGCCGGTGAAGCTGGATGCGGCCAAGCAGCATCTGAAGGTGGAGCATGGGGCCGAGGATGGCCTCATCAGCCTTTACATCGCTGCCGCCGCATCCCGCATTGCCGCAATGTGCGGGCTGTCGCTGACAGCGACGCGCCTGCGCGCCGCTTTCGATGCGTCTGCCATTGCGCGGGCGCACGAGGGCGGCCGCATCGTGCTCGAGCTGCCGCGCCCGCCGCTGCTTCAGCTCGTCAGCACATCCTTTGTGCGCGAGGATGCCAGCGTGCTGGTGGTTGCCCCCTCGGCGATTGAGATCGATCCCGTTACGCGGCCCGCGCGCATCGCGATTGATGCTAACGTGATCGCAGGCGAGAACCTGCGCAGCCGCAACGCCCTATTCGTGGAATATGACGCAGGATTTGGCAACGCTGCCGAGGATGTGCCGCCCGCTTTGCGTCAGGCAGTGTTGCTGCTGACGGCGGATGCATTCGAGCGGCGCGAGCCAGCCGCCGTACCCTCGCCAGTGGCGGAGCAGCAGATCTGGAATCTGCTCTCGCCCTTCCGGCAGGTGCGGCTGTGAGCATTGGTGCGATGCGCGCGCGTCTTGAACTGCAGGATCGCACGCGCACGCCAGATGAGGCCGGTGGATATGCCGAAACCTGGCATCCGGTTGCAATCGTGTGGGCCGAGCTGAAGGAACTGCGGGGCAATGAAAGCGTGATCGCGGGCAGCGTGACAGAGACCGCTGGCGCCCTGGCAATCATCCGCTTTCGCGCCAACATGACGGCGGGCATGCG